ATTTCATTTTGGTTATTTGGGTTATGTGGAACTAAATATTTAGCTCTAGTTCTAAGCCTACCTTCATTACCTGTTTGGTCCATTCCAATTTTGAAACGAACACTTGCTCTAGTAGGAACCCCTTTATTTGGGTCATCAGAAAGCACTAAGTTACCAAATTCATCGGTAACCATATAATCTAAGTTCATAGGTATTTGATAAGCCCATGCACCGTTTTCGTCAATAACTCTACCACCTTCAACGTCAAATTTTTCGATAGTACCATCTAGTGTTTCTCTAATCATTTCAATAGTGCCTTCGTTAGCTACTTGGTCGCAAAGATTACCCATATCTCTTCTAGGCATACATCTTTTATTGACACTGTTCTTGTCTTGGTCACCGAATATACTACCCATAAAGATAGCTGCTGGTCTAATTACATAATTCAAATCAACATCAACTCTAGTAATACCAATCTCACAGGTATCAACATCACCCCAAAATGGTTGGACATTAACACCAGCGTTTGATGACTTTACTTGAATTAATTTATCTAAATTGGTATCACCCTTGAATTTTGTTGGTGATTCAAAGAATTTCAATGGTGTTCCTTGACTGATACTATCATAAGGTCTTTGAGAAGCAATACCGATATCTGAAATATCTGCATCAACGTGCAAAGTATATGTACCAACTGGTACACCAAAAATCATAAAGTCACCAGCATAATTGGTTGTAGTTGTAAATTTATAATATTTACAATATATTTCCAACATTTCTGGGTTATCCAATATTTCTCTTTTATTTGGGAAAGTACCAACTGGTGTAAAACAAGTATTATCGGTTTCAGAAGTTTTAGGTAATAGATTGTATCTAATACCATCACTATCTTTATCACTTATAATTTCATATGGATACAACCCCTTGATTTGTGGGTCGTTTATGTCTACATCGTCAATAGGTATGAAAATACTAACTCTAGCATTTGGTACACCGAAGCCACTGTTAATTATTACTCTACCAGTAACCACACCATAATCGGAACAAAAATTTCTGTACGCATCTTCTTGAGAAATCTTTAAGGAAAGAACCTCAATAAAATCAAAATCTTGTTCTAGTTTTACTTTTAAATATTTGTCGGTACCATTAGGTGTAGTCCTAATTCTAACAGTGTTGTTAGGCATATTTTAATTATTTGCTTTTATTCGTTATATCTTCTACGTTAAGCATGATTACATCATCTTCAGTTAACTCATCGTCATCATCGTCATCATCTTCTTCTTCTTCATCGTCTTTTGTAAAAAATTTATTTGCTTTTACAAATTTATTAATTACAAGTCTTAAATCAATATCTTTATTTAATACTATAGTATCAAACATAAACCATACTATCACCAACATAATAATCGGTAACAATAACATCCCAATCAAAAAACCTAGAGTTTTTGCTAAATATTTAATTATTGTGGCAGTTACACCTTCATTTTGTGTTAAAACGTTATACTGTTGAGGCCCATCAGTATTTTTACAATTACATCCCATTTTTATATTTTTTTATTTTGTTATCATCAAATATAGTGATTCCATAGATATAAGGAAACCCTATTATTTAACTCTGACAACAATATCTGTTGTTGGGAACTTAACCTCAAACATACTATTTGAATCACCAAACAATGTATAATCATCAGTCAAAAATATCTGTCTAGTTGTATTATCAAAATATTCTTGCGAAATTTCGTTAATACTATATTTACCGTTAACTTTATTGAAAACCCTAACATCCAAAACATTCATAACACCACCTACTTGGTTGATTACTTCTACCAATGGTGACATGTATATGTTGTCACCCATTTGATATTTACTAATATCCATATAGTTTTTAACTTCGGTAATTACTTGGCTAATGATTTGTGATTGCGGTTGTTTTTTATCGATATACAAATCAATTTCAAAAGATAAATTAATTATACGACCATTTGTAACTTGCACATAGTCATTCATCATTCGATAATCAGCCAAATAAGTAGAAATATTATCCCTTAATGCACTAGTCGAGTTATTTGTTAATTTACCATCTGAATCTAAACCTAAAACATATATTTTAACTTTATTTTGTTCTTCCATAACACCACATCTAAATGGGATACCAAATTTTCCAGGCATCTGTGCTATTCTAGTTTGGTAATCTTTTATCGTTACAGCTCTATTTTGTGATGCAAAATTGTACCTAACCATGTTTCTTATTTCATCAACACTAGGTACGTCTTTACCACCCAATGCTGGGAATAAATTATTTACTTTTAATGAGTTTTTAACAGATTGATTGATATTTGAATTAGGTCCATTAACTGTCATGTTTAAAAGACCTAAAGAAGTTAAAACATTTGGACCTATGTTGCTGTCAGCACCTCCACCTAACCTATATTTTACAAACATAGTTGTATTAGCTGTTGGAACAGTACCTAATGACATGTTATTAATAAAATCACCAATTTGGTTAACCAACTCTTTATTTGTATCAAAATCACAAAGACTAGTAGTATCTTGACTACCAGCACCAAAAATCATTTTTGTAAAACCTAAATCTGTGTATTCACTAATAAACTTTTTATTGGTTGAGACAAATTTTCCTGGTCTAACACCAGCATTATCAGTTACTTTAGAATTATCTTCTATAAAAACTTTATCCTCAGCCAACGCATCCATCTCAAACCATCTATTGTTTAAATTTGTAAAATCTGAAATACTCGGAGTACCAATGAAGTTTGTACCTGGTAAAGTTATCACAGAATCAATAGATAAAACATTATCTTCTGGTAATATCACTTCTAAAAAAGGTCTTACATCAGCTTGTGTTATAATTCTTTTATGGATTTTAGTATAACCATTCATAACTATTTCTCTTTTTATAATAGAATAATTAAGTAATGTTCCATTTGAATTAAAATTTGGAATTATTAATCTATTTGGTACACCCCCAATAGTGAATGGACTTGAAAAATCAATATCGTTTGTCGTTTCAAAAATCTTACCGCCACCAGATACTTGAGACCCAGCAAAAATTACTGGTGCATACGATATATCAAATGTGTCACCTAACACAGGTAACGTAACGTTAAAATCGACAATAGTAACACTAGGACGTTTTCCTGGTATTTTTAAACCAAATGTTCTAGCCATAGATAAAACTGATTTTCTTTCTTTTGCGTAGTCTATTTGTGTTTCTTGAAACATTCTATCAGTGTTGACTGAAAGCATGTCACCCACGGCTGCATTTAATTCTAAAAGCATCATACCAACACTCGCATCGTTAAAATCATTAAAGATGTCTGGGTAATATTGTCTTACCATGTTAACTAACTCAGCACGTATGTCTGCGAAGTTTCTTG